TCCAGAACATCATCAAAGAAAGGATTATCTATAAATCCTGACTAATTTCTGCTGCGGTTGATACAGAAGTGTATCACAATGATACAGTATAATATAGATAGTTATGTACAAATAGGAGGACGACTTATGAACTGGACAGCCGCCACTCTTTTCATTGGAACAGCAATGACTCTTTTTAGTAGTTGGACCCTCGGCAGCTCACTACCCTAATGGTCCACCCACAGCAGAAATTTTTTTAACAACTCCATAAATAAAACTGAATATCGTCGTCGCAGACGGGGAGGTAACTGGCACAATCCAGTTGACACCTCCCTTTTTTATTGTTATACTAGTTGGAGAAAACTAAAACCATGGAAAAAAATATACAATGCATCTTACTGAGAGATGATAAAGTTCTGATTGGTGAAGTTCAAGAATTGTTTGGTGAAATTGGAGAACCAGACTGTAAAGTTATTAATCCTTATCGAATTGTTCTTGGTATTAATACTGATACTGATGCTAGGGAAAGAATTGAACCCTGGTTAACATTTACCAATCAAACGGAAATTTTAATTCGATCAGCGGACGTTCTAACTTTTGTAGAACCAAACGGTAAACTTATTGATGAGTATCTAGCAGCTATTGCATAATGCGTTTTTATACTAATGTTCAAATGGTCGGAGATCACTTCTTGGTTCGAGGTTATGAAAATGGTCGTCATTTCGCAACCCGAGAGAAGTTTTACCCGACTCTTTTTGTTGAGTCAAATAAAAAAACAAAATACCAAACACTTAATGGTGAGTATGTAGAGTCAGTCGAACCAGGAACTGTCCGTGATTGCCGGGAGTTTATCAAACGTTATGACGGTGTAGATAACTTCAAGATCTATGGGAACGATCGGTACATCTATCAGTATATTTCTGAGATGTATCCAGAAGAAGAGATTAAATTCGATACTAATAAGATTAAGATTGCCACCATTGACATTGAGGTTGCATCAGAGAATGGATTCCCAGATGTAGAATCTGCTGCTGAAGAAGTTCTCCTCATTACAATTCAAGATTATTCTACGAAACAAATTCGTACTTGGGGTAGAGGTCAATTTCTAAACAAACAAGAGAACGTTATTTACAAAGGATTTCGTACAGAATATGAACTGTTGACGGATTTTATCAACTGGTGGATGATTGAGGGCAATACACCCGAAGTCATTACTGGTTGGAATAGTGAACTGTACGATATTCCTTATCTGGTTCGACGTATTGATCGTATTCTCGGTGAGAAACTCATGAAGAGACTCTCTCCATGGGGACTTGTGACTGAGCGTGAGATTTATATTGTAGGCAGAAAGAATATTGCATACGATATTGGTGGTGTCACTCAACTCGACTATCTGAATCTTTATAAGAAGTTTACTTATAAGGCACAAGAATCCTATCGTTTGGATTATATTGCTAGTATTGAACTGGGACAAAAGAAACTTGATCACTCCGAGTTTGATACTTTTAAGGATTTCTATACCAATGGTTGGCAGAAATTTGTAGAGTACAACATCATTGACGTGGAACTTGTTGACCGTCTGGAAGACAAGATGAAACTGATTGAACTTGCAATTACCATGGCATATGATGCCAAGGCAAATTATGCCGATGTCTTCTCACAGGTTCGTATGTGGGATACGATCATTTATAATTATCTGAAGAAGAGGAACATTGTCATTCCTCCGAAGGAACGTTCTGACAAGGATTCCAAATACGCTGGAGCATATGTCAAGGAACCGATTCCGGGAAAGTATGACTGGGTGGTTAGTTTTGACCTTAACAGTCTGTATCCTCACCTTATCATGCAGTATAATATTTCCCCGGAGACATTACTTGAGGAAAAACATCCTTCCGCCACAGTTGATAAAATACTTAATGAAGAACTAACGTTTGAGTTGTACAAGGACAATGCGGTATGTGCCAATGGTGCAATGTACCGAAAAGATGTTCGTGGATTCTTGCCAGAACTGATGGAGAAGATCTATAAAGATCGCACCATCTATAAAAAGAAAATGCTTCAGGCAAAACAAGATTATGAAAAAACTCCGACGAAGGCATTGGAAAAAGAAATTGCCAGGTGTAACAATATCCAGATGGCACGAAAGATTCAGCTCAACTCTGCATATGGTGCTATTGGTAATCAGTATTTTAGGTATTATAAACTGGCAAATGCTGAAGCAATTACTCTCTCGGGTCAAGTTTCAATTCGATGGATTGAAAATCGTATGAACGGTTACCTAAATAAACTTTTACAAACAGAGGGGGAGGATTATGTCATCGCATCTGACACTGACTCCATCTATCTTAATATGGGACCTCTTGTTGATAAATTTTTTAGTAATAAGTCTGGCGATAAAACAGCAATTGTTTCGATACTTGACAAGATCTGTCAAGACAAGTTGGAACCATTCATCGAACGATCTTATTCGGACCTTGCGAATTACGTTCAGGCATATGAACAAAAAATGATCATGAAACGTGAGAATATTGCCGAACGTGGTATTTGGACTGCGAAGAAGCGTTATATTCTTAACGTTTGGAATAGTGAGGGTGTTCAGTATACCGAACCAAAACTGAAGATGATGGGAATTGAGGCAGTTAAATCATCTACACCGGCACCTTGCCGTCAGATGATTAAAGATGGTCTCAAACTTATGATGAACGGTACTGAAGATGATGTCATTAAATTCATCGATAACTGTCGTGTTGAGTTTAAAAAACTTCCACCAGAAGAGATTGCATTTCCACGTTCAGTATCTGACGTTGTAAAGTATAGATCTTATTCTGATATCTATGTGAAGGGAACACCAATTCATTGCCGTGGAGCACTTCTATTCAATCATTACATAAAGGAGCACAAACTGACTAATAAGTATTCTCTCATCAGTAATGGTGAAAAGATTAAGTTCATTTATCTTAAGAAACCAAATATTATTCAAGAGAATGTTATTTCGTTCATTCAAGATTTTCCGAAAGAACTTGGTCTTGACAAGTACCTTGACTATGACCTACAATTTGAAAAGAGTTTTGTAGAACCACTCAAGGCAATTCTTGATGCCATTGGATGGAATGTTGAAAAAACTGTAAACCTAGAATTATTTTTTGCATAATGGACTTCCTTAAAGATATAGTAAAAGAAATTGGAGATGACTACACAAAACTCGCAGCAGACATCGACGAAACTGAAACCTATGTGGACACGGGTTCGTACATTTTTAATGGACTCGTTTCAGGTAGTATATTTGGCGGTGTATCTGGGAATAAGATTACTGCCATTGCTGGCGAGTCTAGTACTGGAAAAACTTTTTTCAGCCTTGCGGTTGTCAAGAACTTCCTTGATTCTAATCCTGATGGGATGTGTCTATATTTTGACACTGAAGCCGCTGTTAATAAGTCTTTACTCGCAAGTCGTGGGATAGATCTTGAAAGAACTGTAGTTGTAAATGTCGTTACTGTTGAGGAGTTTCGCAGCAAGGCACTCAAGGCAGTGGATATATATCTAAAAAAACCTGAAGATGAACGCAAACCTCTCATGTTTGTGCTAGACTCTTTGGGGATGCTTTCTACTGAGAAAGAGATTACTGACGCACTCAACGATAAACAAGTTCGGGACATGACTAAATCCCAACTTATTAAGGGTGCCTTTAGGATGCTCACTCTCAAATTAGGACAAGCAAACATCCCTATGATTGTTACAAATCACACTTATGATGTTATCGGTTCTTATGTTCCTACAAAGGAAATGGGTGGAGGCAGTGGACTCAAGTATGCTGCATCTACAATCATCTATCTCAGTAAAAAGAAAGAAAAGGATGGAACAGAAATCGTCGGAAATCTTATCAAGGCAAAGACTGCTAAGTCACGTTTAAGTAAGGAGAACAAGGATGTTACGGTGCGTCTTTATTACGATGAGCGTGGTCTCGATCGATACTATGGTCTTCTTGAGTTGGGTGAACTGGGAGGTCTGTGGAAAAATGTGGCAGGTCGTTATGAAATGAACGGTAAAAAAGTTTATGCCAAGGCAATCTTGAAAGATCCAGAAGAATATTTTACCGAGGAAATCATGGAAAAACTAGATAAGATAGCACAGCAGGAGTTCAGTTATGGAGCATGAGAAAAAAAGACGATTTAAAGAAACTGATAAGGGAGAAGAATTTCTTAAAAGAAAAATGACTCTCATTACCGAACCTGAAAGTGATTATTATTTGAATAAATGGAAAGAATCGAAACGACAATCCTAAGAAATCTTGTTTTTGATGAAGACTATGCAAGAAAGGTAATTCCTTTTATCCAACCAGACTTTTTTGAAATTAAAACCGAAAAGACTATCTTTCAGGAGATAGTCCACTTTATTGTAAAATATAATTCTACTATTACTCAGGAAGCTCTTCAGATTGAGATTGAGAATCGTACCGATCTTTCAGAAGAAGAAATCAAACAATCCAGAGATATTGTAAACTCCCTACATAATTCTTTGGTGGAGAGTCAGTGGTTATTGGATACCACTGAAAAATGGTGTCGTGACCGTGCCATTTATCTTGCATTGATGGAATCTATTCACATTGCCGATGGTAATGATGAGAAGAAAAATCGTGATGCTATTCCCAGCATCCTTTCTGAGGCACTTGCTGTCTCTTTTGATAATCATATTGGACATGACTACCTACAAGATTATGAAGAAAGATACGAATCTTATCACCGCAAGGAGGACAAAATTGAATTCGATCTCGAATATTTCAACAAAATCACGAAAGGTGGTTTACCTAACAAGACTCTTAACATCGCGCTTGCTGGTACAGGTGTCGGCAAGTCTCTATTCATGTGCCATGTTGCTAGCTCCGTGCTGCTCCAGGGGAGAAACGTTCTCTATATTACAATGGAGATGGCAGAAGAGAAGATTGCTGAACGAATTGACGCCAACCTTCTCAACGTCCCGATCCAGGATCTGACGGATCTTCCTAGGTCATCATTTGAAAATAAAGTGACAAAACTAGCAGCAAAAACTCAGGGGTCTCTTATAATTAAAGAATATCCTACTGCTTCTGCACATAGTGGACACTTTAAGGCACTTCTTAATGAACTTGCACTTAAGAAGTCATTTAGACCTGATATTATTTTCATTGATTACCTTAATATATGTGCTTCCAGCAGGTATAAGTCAGGTGTTTCTGTCAATTCATATAGCTATATTAAAGCTATTGCAGAAGAGCTTAGAGGATTGGCTGTTGAGGCAAACGTCCCTATCGTATCTGCCACGCAGACCACTCGTTCTG